AATAATACTTTGCGCTTCGAAAGACGGTACTTTCGAGCGCGAAAACTGTTTCGTTACGCCGCTCGACGGCCTTAACGGCCGGGACGCTTCGCGTCTTCGAGCTCCATGGCTTCACTTCACAATCTATATACCGAACAAGTTCGGTAAGTTTGAGAGCAAAAGCTCCCGAGGGAGGAAAACTCTCCCGGAAGCTTCGCAGTTAAAGAACTTTTCCACCAAGAGGACGGGTTACTATTCTAGTTCCCTTTCCCTTCTTCTTTCGACGCGCTTTCATCACAATCAATGTTAAAGTCGAACATAAAAACAATCGTATTCTCAAAAAACTCAACCTCGAAATTCGGACAAGAAACTAGGGTTGCCACGAGGTGAGCAATCGAATGATGCTTCACATAAGGCGATTTCGAGATATCCGAAGACAAAAAGTAATCAAAAATAGGGGTGCCTGAAAAAATATCAGGAGACAACTGCTCGAACTGACCATTTTTGATGTAACCAACCTGGGCAAGGTCAACGTCAAGTGCCGGATTGATCCGACGAAGAACAATATGAACCTGTGTCATAACGATATAAATTAAAGAGTGGATTTAAAACTGTTACAAAACCGACGCCAAAGAATCGACTGAGTTAACCAAAAGTCATAACCCTCTGAAGTCTCAGCAAACGAAAAGGATATGGCAATGATATCCTGGAGGCAAAACCTACCTACACGATACATACGACGAATGCGAGCGTGTAAATCCTCGCGAAAGGTTCGATGGCTCGTGCAGACCTTCTCGCAATTCCTTCTATACGCAGAATATAAGCCTTGACGAATAAGCCATTCAACAAACATGTACTCGGCAACGTCAACAGGAAGCGCCGAAAGTGTAGAATTTTTGTTTACTTTCATGATAACGTGGTTATTGGTTTACAGCGCAAATATACAACGTGAAAAGAGTAACGCAGTGTCGAAAATGTCTAAAAAGCTGTTCATTTTCTCTCGAAATAGTTGCGGCGAGTGTAAGTACCTCCTGTTCTGTCGCCGGTAGGCCCGTAAAAATCCTTCATTTCCTCGTAACCTTCAGGGCCTGCGGGGCCTGCAGCCTTGCGACCAGCATACGAAGCACCGGCGATGCCTGCGGCTGTAGCAAAAGCCTTTGTAACATCATAAAACAAAGCATTCTTGTTCTTGCGGATGGCAAACCAGTTACCGGACAGGCTCTGGCGACCTTCACCAAGATCAAGGCCACGAAGATAAGAGTAATATTCACGGCCTGTAATTTCCTCGAATTCTCCAGTGGGTTCACCCTTCTCGTTGATCAGGGGAACCTTTACGGGGGTTTCCCAAGTAACTTCAAACATGCGTTGCATATCCTTCTGCTGAATGTCAAGAATATCAGCATGAGAACGGGACTCACGTGCGGAAGCTTTAGCAGCATCGGCGACAGCGCAAAGATAAGCAAGGTTGGCAGCAGCAGACTGTTCAAGAAGAGGAATCTCAGCATCGTTTTCAGCACGAATACGCCTAGTGCGCTCAACCTGTTCAGAGTAAGCAGCCTGAATACGCTGAAAATCATAGGTGGCAGAGAGATCTGCATACTTGTTGTAGGCTTCCTGATTAATAGCCAACTCGCCATAATAACGAGCGAGCGAAGACTGACTGTCAACGTTAGCTCGCTTTAGTTGCTTCTCGAGCTCGATAAGGGCCTGGCCTTGTTCTCTGGTGGGCATCTTGTTACGAATATCGTCAGCTTGGGCATTATCGAGATTTGCGGCAGCTGTATTGCGGTCAACCGCAGACTGCGCAACCATATTTTGAGCGATAGAGGTGGGATCAGCAGGGGCAAAGCCACTAGGAGCAACGGGAGCGCCGCCCGAAGGACCTGAGGCAGAGGGCATAGACGCAGAACCTCCTGACATAGTAGCGTTAACGCCGACACCTGAAGAGCCTAAAACGGCAGCGGGGGTAACACCGGCCTTCAGATAACGATCGAAAACCTTCGAGGGATCGTTGTAAGAGTTCTCGTAGTCAAATTGTCTTTGCCAATTAGCGTAAGAGAGTTCTGACTGCTTCTGCATTTGCTCTAAGGCATACTTCTGCTGAAGTTTCATTTGTTTTTGCTGAAAACGCCATTGGCGGCGGGCATTCATACCGCCAAAAAGTTGGCCCAAAAAGCCATTAATCAGGCCGTTAGAACTAGTAGAGGCAGCCGACTGACCAAGAGCTTGGCCAAAAGATGCGCCGGCGGCAGCAGCAGCAATAGGTATAGGCATACTATATATGGGTTAAATTATTAGAACGAATAATGTAATCAACACGAACTGTATCGATGTGAACTCCACTACGATGCATCCTAGCTTGAGCTGAGCATGAAGAAAGGAAAAAGGCAGCTAATGCAGCGACGATAGACGAGATGAGCGTCCAAAAAGCCTTCGACTTGTAAAAGGGTTGTTTCATGTCAGACATAATGTAAAAAATTTAGGGGAAGCTACGGTGCCACACCCTCACTTCGTTCGGGGCGGTTTTCCAAACCGCGAAATGTGTCACCTCGCCACAATGGTGTAAACAATTGAATAAAGAACGATAGAAAAATACGCGGCCTCTCCTGCAGTCGTTACCAATAACCTTCAGCAATTCACGAACTCTTGCAGAAGGGGTCCGCGCACGTAGCATATATCTTCAAGTAAAGGATGTACTATTTTTCTTCAGAATTAGAAGGATTCGAGGCAGGTTTAGACCTATCGAGTTGAGAATCAATAAGTTCCTGACCAACTTCGAGACCATCAAACTTATCCATACGAGAAAAGGAATTAGGATCGAAATCGATTTCAGGGTTAAACTTCTCGCCCTTCTCAAAATCAGAAGGCTCAGCCGTCACGTCGGGACGACCAGGTAAAACATCAACGGTGCCGGAACCGTCAAGAACGGACAAAATGCGTTGACCACGCGAGATATACGCGGGAGCATCTTCGAGTAACCAATCAAGAGGCATAATATCAAGAGTTTAACGATTAGACAAACGGGTAGCGAAGGATTTGTTTACCAAGTTCTTCTTCTGAACAGAATACGACATATTCACAAAAAAGTTATCCTCAATTCTAGAGACAAACGGAGAATTAACCTGCGACAAATCAACAAACAACGCAGGATAATAAGGACGAGGATTGTCAGCCGACAAGGCGAACGTATCAAGAGAGCGCTGCTGAACCCAATAAGAATAAAGAGGTACACTGCCAGCAACGGCGTAAGCGGGATTTAATTGACCCAAAACCTCGTCGTAAGAAGATCTAAATTCATTAAAACAAGGTTCATGAACAGCAGCCAAACTAGCAAAAGGTACCTTCGCCGCGATTCGGAAGGTGGGCACGTCTTGATAGCCGATGTCATTATAAATCGGGTTAAAATAATCGCTGCCTCTATAAGAGAGATAATCAGGTGTGATATTTGACCAGTAATAAACAGGTCGAATACTCAACATGTCAATCAAATAACCGGGTTCGCGGAAATAATAAGACTGACGACGACCGAGGCGGTCATTGAAAGCGATAGCACCACCCTGCTGGCCGAGGGGACCATTAGCGCCTTGATTAGCGAAATTATTTTGGCCTGCCTGATTCATAACAATCTGAACATTAACAGTCTGCGAAGCGCTAAAGAGAAGCTTGGGACGGTCTACGTGCTCGATTTTAGAAGCAAAAAACGTTTCCAACCAATCGCTATAACGACTACCACCAGCACCGAGCAAATCCTTGTATTCCTGAAGGCGAGATGCAATAGCCAACTGGGGAATAGTACTTACACCTGTCATAGAAACGGCATCGTTCGAGCCAATCGGAAGCAGGCGACTATAGCGATCAGGGTTCGACGGAACGACGGCCATAGGATAATATTGAATACCCAGAGTAGTAAAAGGCAGATTACCTACAGCAGTGGGGTCGACCGACGTAACGTAATCGTCCGGAAGATTTCCGGTGAATTTAGTACTAAGAGAGGCAACGGGATAACCATTACCTGCAGAGCCTAGGTTTTCCGAGTTCAAGGTAACATCGCTATTAACAATCTGAAGGAACAAGTTTCCACGGTTATAAGTGTTGTTACTAGTAGAAACGGCAGCAGGGTAAAACTGGCTCTCGAAATAAGCGTCAAGAAACTCAAGGTTTCCATAAGCCTGCGAAAAAAAGGAGCTAGGAGCCGCAATCATAGAAGTGTATTTGGCAATTCGGGTGTCATAGCGAATGATCGAGGAACCAGGCCAAGCATATGAAAAAACACCCCACTGCGAGTAACCGTAATAATTGCGGACGATATCCCAGTAAGCTAAAAGTGTGTCCGCGTTAGACCAAGAACCGTCTACAGCGTCAGAAGGAAGCGCAACAAGACTCGAGTCGACGGCAGGAACTGTAGAATCGCCAATGACCTCTTTGTTACTCATGCGCAACCAAGCGAAGAGACTATTGGAAGGGGCGGTCGTATGGTTGCCAATGGGAGAACCTGTATCGATAGTCGTAGCTATCCAATTCAGGCTCAAATCATTCATATCGAACTTACTACTGTTCGTCCTCAATTCGGGGTGATACAACTGAAGCGGCACCCAAAAACGATGCAAACGAATAGTGTAGGGATTGAATGTCGGAACAGCGAGGGGATTGCTACGAACATCAATGCCTTGCTCAATAGAAACACGGTCTCGAGCATTAATAAAATCGATTCGCACTGGATATAAAATACCCGGCGTGCACGTAAAGGCCTTACTCTCAGGAACATCGTAGCGAGAATAGCCGTTAACAACGTGAGAAATAAAAGGTTGTTTTCCCATAAGTTAAATAATTAGTTGTAGTTTATAGTGATCTCTCCAAAATCGGAGAATATCTAAATCGAGCCAAGTAGGAGGATCAAAGTCAGGCATTTTGCGAGACGAAGCAGAAAACTTCATTATCTGCTTTTGTTCCCACGAATACGATGCTCTACCGGATACGGAGGATTTGAGGTTGAACCTCTCAATACACAAAGACAAAATACGCTTAACCAGAGGAGACTTGCTAAAATGTGCATAAGTATCAGCAGCGGTAATCGAACGAACAACTTCATCCTCTTGTTTAAGATATTTAAGATAATATCGAGGAATCGCATAATTGTAATTGATACGCTTCGAAAAATCAAAATAAGACCACGACGAAACGCGAGTAGAAGGGCGAGGCATGTAACCAAGAAAATCACCGACGCCAGCAGATATAAACTTGCGCGTGTAACGCCGATGTTGGAGGAGGCAAGACAAAGGTGTAATAGTTCCATTTACAGTAACATATTTATCCGAAATTTCTTCGGGGTTAAATTCAATTTGTTTCGTAACATACTTAACGCAATAACGAGCACGCTTGTGAGTAGCTTTTGCTAACCACACAAAACCAAGGTCTCGAACAGCAGAACGAATCGTGTTATAGAGAACGTTTGTGCCAAACAAAAAGCCATGAAAATGCAATCGAGGCTCATTTCCTGTTTCCGGGTGGGTGCCAAACTCCTGGAAAAAAGCATGTTTAAACGAATGGCCGAGTTTGTGGCGTAGGCGTTCGTTAAATTTTCGAATAAACCAGGACGGGTCAAGCAAGGCCTCGTTATAATACTTCGGAGCAATCGTTATTGTAATAAAAATAGCCTGTTGATTATCAGCCTTACAACGAGCGAGTTCGCGATCTAAGCGTACAAACCAGTCATTACGTAGACGACGCAAACAATCTTCACACTTTCCACACGGAACCATGAGCCACTGGCGGGCGATATCCCAGGGACGAAGAGCAAGCGCAGACTTCGCAACGTCAGAACCATTTCGACAGGGGTTCTTCTTGTCAAAATAGCGGCGGTTGCGAATCCATATAGGAGAAGAGCACGGCATTACAAAAAACTCCTAAGACAATCGAACTTGATGGAGGGGTGATCAAGACGACAACGGATAAGATAATCAGTTGCAGGATTCTCCTCGGAAAACCAGGCAATAACAACACGTTTCCTGCCACGGTATGCACCAATAGAGAAACGGTAAGGAATGCTGTCAATAACAGGCGAAAAGCGAGGGCGAAAATCAAATATATCCATAATCAAAAAATAATACTTTGCGCTTCGAAAGACGGTACTTTCGAGCGCGAAAACTGTTTCGTTACGCCGCTCGACGGCCTTAACGGCCGGGACGCTTCGCGTCTTCGAGCTCCATGGCTTCACTTCACA